AAGCCTTGCGCCAAATTGCCGATTGAGTTCGGTCTGTAGGGCTTTGACAAGTGCGGCTTTTGTTTGCGGTCCATATATGCCATCGACAGCAATATTGAGGCCATATCGGCTGTTTAGCGTGGATTGTATCGTTTTTACGATTGTTCTTGCGTTCGATTGTTTGGTTACAGTTGGTTTCGTCGTTGTAGCTGGCTTGATCTTTTGTTTGGTATCAACGACTTTCTCGCCCTTCACCATCGCAAGAAAATCATCCCACGTAATTCCCTTTTTCCCCGAACGCAAAAAAGCAGGACAATTCTTCCCGCTCCATTTGTTGTGCTGAACGACATTCGTAATAGGTATGTTTTCGTCAGCCATGATTTTTTTGGTTAGTTCGGCGGCGTTTTCGACAGCTTTCTTGAAATCGCCATCTGAATTGACACATATTTCAATGCCGATTGAATCCATATTCCCCCTGCCGCGTCCGTCGCCAGCATGCCAGCAACGAACGGTGTGTGGGAAGGATTGTATCGCTTCTTTGTCGTCTACCGTCCAATGCCATGACGATGAGAAACCTTTCGATTGCAAATTGGCATGTGCTTGAGCGTTTGCGCCTTTTTTCGTGTTTGCTGTTTCGTGAATCGTGATATATTTTCGTCCATTCAGTCCGCTATATGTTTTTGATCGACTGGGTACAAGCTGTTTTTTGATAGCGACCATCAAAATTTCACTTCCTTTTCCCGCTCTTTCAATTCCCGCATATATTCATCAGCCTCTTGCGCTTCTTTCGTGACGCTATTGTTCTTCCACCACGCATATAGTGCCATTGCCACTGTCGCAACGCTTGATACAGCTTCATAGATTTGTTCTTCCGAAAATGGTAACGGATTCCATCCGACCGTAATAAGCACTTGATTCAACAGCAAAACAGCCAATACAATCAATCGTATGATAGCGTTTGTCACTGTCCGTTCATCTCCTTTTCGATATGATCTATCCGTCTATGCGCTTGCTTGCTTGACTCCTCTACCCTTGTCACACGTTCACCCAGATGAACCATTTGCTTTTCATTCGCTTTCAAATCAATGCGAATATCATCAACACCCTTTCGGATATAACCTAGTTCGGCTTTCAGTTCGGCACTTTCTTGCGTATCTGATTTTACGACTTTTGTTTTATTTAATTGGTAGGCTTGATAGCTAATGACCAAACCCAATATTCCGACGAGTATTCCAATTTCTACTGTCATGATGTACCCCTTTCAAAGCAAAATAAAAAAAAGCCCCTATTTATCAGGCTTTTGTTGCAAGTGCTCTTCATACTTCTTTTTCAACTCTAAAAGCTCGTCTTGCGCTTCTTTGAGCATCGCCGCTTGATGAGCACTTTCTAGCGATAGTTGCGCAATACGATTTGTCAGCGCGTTAATTATATAGTCTTTGTTCGGTTCGTTCATCAAATCACCTCACATTGAACTTTTTCAAGAATATCTTTTGGTTCTTCGTCATCGACCAATTCATACCCTCTGACGCCGTCTTTTCGTTTCTCGACGCCAATAATGAGACAGACAACTCGGCCGTTTCCTTCTAAAATAAAATATTCATCATGAATTTCAAGCACTTCAGCACCTCGAACGAAAACGTCATACCAACACACAAACGACCGAAAATGTTGATTTAAGAATACTTTTGTCATCCCCTCGACATCCACGCGGATATAATCCATCAAGAAAGGCTGTAAACTTGCAGGATTGTTGGCGACAAACGATTTTTCATTGGCGATATAGTTTCCGTTTTCGTCGACATCAGGATCAAGTCGTATTTTCGGTATAGAAGAAATCCGCTGTTTGAAAACGCCGTCGGTATAAAACACAGCTCCATCTGAACCCAAACGCATATAGTCGCCCGGATTGGATCTCCGCCTGAAATATCCATATGATCCAGAACCCGCGTAAACACTGCCATCTAACAACAAATCTCCTGTCATACCTAAATTTGCGTATATATTGACGATATTATTGAAATTTGTCGGTTGGCTAAATGACGCTCGACCAACAACGGATATAGTGTCTGCCGACGTGTTTCCTAATGTTACATTTCCATCCAATGAAGCGTTACCAGTAACTTCAAGTATGCCTATTGTTGCTGTGTTCGTCGCTTCCAAAAAAACGGCTGTCACTGACGACGCTTGCGTATACCCTAAGAACGTACCGTTGTATACTCTCAAATTCCCTGTGATTTCGGTGTCGTAAGCGTAACCAGTGTTAATCCGTATGCCTTTATCAGCATAAATCTCAAGTCCGTTCGCGGCGTTATAACTGTTTATATAATGCCTTTGATCACTGTCTGTTTTGATCTCCATATATGTTGTTTGTCCGTATCCAATTGTATAAATATTCCCGCGTATCTTGTCAGCCATTATATTAGCAATTTTCGCGTTTGTGATTGCCGCGTCAGCAATCTTGGCGGTATCAATCGCCGCATTAGCAATCTTGGCGTTTGTGATAGCACCATTAGCGATATGAATCGTATCAACTAACGCTTCTTGGGCCAACAACTGTTGAGTAATCGTATATGGCGTGATTTCCGTTTCGGCATTAATCGTTACCGTTGTAGCACTGACTTCATTAGTAAACGCGCTTGGTGTTCCATGAGTATTAATTGCTCTCACTCTGAAATACCACTGCTCATTAACATCAGCACCGAAAGCATAACCGCCGACTTTACCGCGAAAAACAAGATTACTGTTATCAGGCGTAAATCCAGGTACTTGTGACGCATAGATTTCGTACGCCGCAATAAAACTCGAAGGATCATAATCCCAATCGAGTTGAATCATCTTGAATAAACCTGTTGCTGTGAAATTGCTCGGAACAGGCGGAACTTCATCAGGAAAACTTTCATCTGTTGTCATTCCACCGCTATCCCATATACCGCTTCTATTGTTCAATTTTGATTCGATTTGATCTAATCGTCTGTCATCGGTAAATAACGGTAGGAAGTTTCCGAGCTCAACTTCTGCATGTAATCTAGGGTCAGCAACATCATATTTAAATTTAATGACACGAGTTTCAACGATCAGTTCCGGCTTGAAATTACGGTCAATAGCGAAAGTGGTGTCTCCTAGTCGAACCTTTTCGTGTTCATATCCTGAAATATCCTCAAGCGTAACGACGGACATCGCATAGTTTACAATCGGCTCTTTCTGTTTCTGTAATTCGTTCCATGTCAATTCTAATAGTTTCGCGGGGTCTTCCTCGTCAGGAAATTCGGCAAACCCAAATCGATGACGCAAAGAACCATCATCGTTATGACGACCATATCGCTGTAATGCTTCTGGATCGCCAACCCATTCTTGCCCGAGTGGCTTATTAACGGGATCACCGTTTGCTGTGCTCCATTCAACGTCGGCAAAAGTCAGCCTTCTTCCGAATCCGTCTCCGGTTTGTTCGCCTTTTCCTCGTCCGTATAGCGCTGTTTTCGGGTACGACAGAACCGTTCTTGTTATTTTTGTGATGTCTTTGTCAATTTCCCATCTTTTTCCTATATCGGCGCCCCGACGCGTAAGGATGTCAATATAACGACCGGTGATTTTGTTATCGGCGATTTCGACGCGATCACGAAGCTCTCCTCCCCATGTACTCAAGATTTTCTGAATACCGCTAATGACGGATTCATAGTAGAAATTCGTGCTAAATGTACCTAATTCCGCAACAATTCCCGATCGCCAGCGTGTGTTTGCAAGTATCTGATCTAATACATATTTCGCTGTACGATTCTGTGGTCGTAAATCCTCAAGCGGTTCGTCGTTCAATTCAAGAAATGCTGGCTCACATATCGCTCTCTTTTCGAGCGAATCGCCGTCTATTTCTTCAAGCTCACGAATAACAAAAAGACGGAAAGCTCCGTCTTTATCTTTGAAAGCAACTTGGTTTTCAGCTATTATGTGTTCGGCGTCAGGATGATCGGCAGGAACGGAAAACTCGAATGTAGAACCTTTGTTCAATTCTTCTTCGAAAGGTGCGTCCCAAAACGGGCAAGCGTCAGGATATTTAGCTTGTTTTTCTGATTCAGCGCCCATGTACATTGAAGCATGTTGCGTATATTCGCTGTCGTATTGCTCTTTATATTGATCTGAATCGGGAAAGAGAATAGTTAAAAGATCGTCATATTTGTCGAAAACGTAGAGCATATATTCACCCCTTTTCAAAAGAAAAAGCACTCTAAAAGAGTGCTTCATACTCAACTAAAGACATCCGTTAGTTTAATACTCTTCTAACGGTAGCCACTCCGACTTCACCAGCTCCTTATACACCGCAAAATCCGCGTTCCCATCAGGCTGGAGTTCACCTAAAAATACTCCGTTTTCGTTGAGCCACGCGACACCTTTTTCACTCCATTCAGCCTGTACAATAGCCCTTGTTCCGTCGGAGGAAGTGACGCACTGAAATAGTTGGTTAGGAAGACCTTCCATAGGAGCGTACTGACGAGCCTGCTCTATTCTGTCTGCATTAATCAGATAGTACGCATTCATTATTACACCTCCCCATCAATTAAACCTCTACGTCATGCTTCCGCAAAGCGAATAATTCTTTAGTCACTGTTGTAACTTGTGCTTGAGTTAGACACGATGTTGTAATTATGACGTTTGATATTATCCCAGCCCATCTATATCCATAAGATAAGTTGTGCAGATACATACCAGAACCCATACAAAATGGTCGCGCCATTCGAGAGAATCCTAAGTTATTGGTACCATTCGAAGTAGCTAACGGGACACCATTTACATATAGAATAGCTTTGTTGTTACTACTTTCATAAGACAAGGTTAATGTTACAACTGAGAATGATACAGGTTTATGATGCGAGTACATAATAGAAGCAAGTGACCCGTAATCCTGCCTATTTTCATTTATAGCAAAACCAAAATTGTAAGCTTCTAAAACAGAGAATCCTCCCATAGTCGGTGATCCTGTTTCTGGCCCAGAACCTATCGATATAATTTGCCCCATCCTAGGAGCATCGTAAGGCCAATTGCTTTTTATAACAGCAATAACGCTAACGTCGCTGTCGATTAGTCGGTTCATTCCACCCCACAAACAGAAAAACAACAAGCTTTGCCCATTATTAATATTTTGTGATACTCCATCATACAACCCCCAAGGATTTCCATAAGTGGAATCGGTATCTAAATACACCTCAATATAATTTGATGCGTCAATGGTTGTTGTTGATGCCCACTCTAGTTCTAATTTATAGCGTTGAGCCGATCCATAAGTTATAATCCCTCCAAACCCCGGACTGTCCGAAAACCAAAAAAACTTCCACGCTGCGGTCGGCAGTATATTGTTCACATCTAATTCATCTGATGTTGCCACTAAAATATCTCCAGAAAGAGACCCATCATCTTTGTACAGTTTAGCTACCAACCGCCCGACTGGAGACCCTACCTTTCGAAGTTTGAATGCTACAGAACGTATCAATGTAGGTTTGACCTCCAAAAGTTGGGAAACCTTCTTACTCGAACTGTCCATCGCCACATATGACTCAGAAATGGCTGTACGATAACCAATTACAGGTTCTTCAACAATTATGTCGTTAGCCCCATCAAAAGACATGCCATATCCAAAAGGTGTTAGTTGTCCAAGCGTGGCTCCGTCAATATTGAATTTGATATACTCTGGGTTTATTAGGTCTTTTGCTATACTCCCGCTTGTTTCGCTCAAAGGCATCCACATAATGATGTTATCAAGCCCTATTGTATCCAAAATGTTATCTCTTGCCTTAGCCACAATGTCCTTTTGAACCTTGGCTATAGGGATGGCTTGCGATTCTGAAACTCTACTCCCCGTTAGTTGAGTAGGCATCGGGTTCGATTGACTAACGGGAACCCACAACCCACTGTCGTTTTGCACATAATTCCCGACAGGCAACGGATTGTTTTCACCGCTCACAACATAGCTTCCATCCGCTTTTTCATGTTGAGGCAAGATAGCTGGTTTAAATCCTGGCGTTGGGCTTGTTTCTCGTATTAGTCTCGACATCACAACCACCTTTCCGTATATTTCATTTCCACATCTGCTACCCCTGTCGGCTCTACTGTCAATGTCTGTGCGCCCGGCGACAATTCAATCCACGTGCTGTATAAATCAAGCGTTGGCATTGCAAGATTGCCGTTGTACAAGATTTTCTTCCGCACATTATCTATGATGAGTTCATCTCCTGCAACAAAATTACGTATGACGCGAACGAATTGATCGTCAAGCGATATTTTAAATTCAGTCGCGGAACCAGTAAATATTGCTGTTATAATCGGCAAAGTTTTGGCTGTGCCTTTGACGTTTGGACTTCCTTCACCATTGGTAAAGGTTACTGTTTGTTCTTCGCCGTATGCGTATGGGTCTGGGCAGATAATTGTCAGTGTGCCTTGATGAAGAAATGTATACTCATTACCTTCATCAGTCGCTTCTGGTATACCAAAATAAGTTTTTTCAGGTTCATCCGGAAATACAATAGGAACTGGTTCCTTAACAGATAACAAACCGTTTAACTCCGTTATTTTTTTGCGTATTTCTTCACGATTATTCGCTCGTATATCGACTTCGATTTCAATGACTCTAATCGGCTTTCTTTTTTTAGAAAAGTAAGCTCCATCCATCCCTGAAACTTCGATTAGCGTTAAAGAGTTAGGGGCTAATCCTCTACCGCGAATACTTTTAATTCTTAAATATGGTGTTAAGTTTATACCATTGAAAAGCAAGCAATCACCCCCTAAACCTATTTACGCGATTTCGTTCAAATTGCTGTTCTTTAGTGATGAATTGAATTAAACCCCTTGCTTCGTACCCTCCTATGTTTATTACCGCATATTGCGGTGTTACCGATCCATTTCTTTCGTTATCGTTCGATAAATTTGCTTTGATTTGTTGTACTACCGGACTAACTCTGACTGTAGCAGGAACAATATTACCTACAGACAACGATACATTACGCAAACGATTCTCGAACCCGTCTGGAATGATCGTTTCAGCCATTTTACTTGATACTTTCGCAATCGATTTAAGTGATTTATTCAAGCCTTTCTCAAGACCTTCTCCTGTCCACTCACCAAATTGGATCATGACTTTTGAAGGGGAAGCTATGCCAAGAACTCTTTTAATGCTATCTCCTATACCTTTCGCAATTGATTTAGCTTTTTCCCATACAGCAGATGCCATTGAACCGATACCACTGATCAGGCCCTGTATGATGTTTCTGCCAATGCTGAACAAGTTTATGCCTCGGAAAAATGACATCACGCGGTTCCACAAGTTTACAACGGTACTGCGTACATTGCTCATTATATTTCTGACACTCGACAACAAGTTGTTAAACCGCTGAACAACACCCTGCCATATGTTTCGGGCTATATTTACGACAGTATTTCGTAGTGCGTTCCAAATCGACGAACCTGCTGATCGCAACGACGTAAATATACTTTTCGCCCGATTGAACAGATTTTTAAAGAAGTTAACTATTCTGCTTGTCATATTAGAAGCGATATTCTGAGCGTTCGTGCCAAAGTTTTTGAAGAAATTAACGATGCCTTCCCACATGTTTTGGACAATCTTGACGCCGTTTTTAAGCAAGTTCATCAATACTTTTCGTATTCCACCAAGAAAAGAAAGGGACATCAGACCAATCAAGAAGTCTATCGCACCCGAAAATATCTTTTTTATACCCTCCCACAATTGTGAGAAATCGCCTGTAAATATTCCTGTGAATATCTGGATCAAGCCTTGTATAAACGTTAAAGCTCCGTTTATGATGTTTTTGATCGCTTCCCATGCGATTTCTATTACAAATTTCACGGCAGGCATTACAGCCTGAACAATCGTCAAAATAAAATTAAACGCATTTTGAACAGCTTGAGTAATCTGTTCGCCATTCTCTCGCCACCATACAACCAAGTTGCCCCATACGCTCATGATGAAATTGGCAACCTCTTGAACAATCGGCATAACGAACGATTGTAGAACCGAAAAAGCGTTCATGAATCCGTCTCTTACTTGATTGATAGATGGGATCCATGGATCAATTGCACTTTTAATTGACATCAGCCAGCCTGATACGGTTGGGATGAAATCAGCTATGCCACTCAAAAAATTAAAAAACACTTCTCCGACTCTTTTTATAACGCCCTCAATTCCGCCAAGTCCTGCGTCTCTTAATAGTTGATCTATCGCTCCTATTATTTCCGTAACCCCTCGAACGATCGCTGTACCCAGATTCGTCCATGCTGTTTTTATTCCACCGCTTGCCGTCAACGCACGTTCAGCGAACCCGCCTTGAGCGTTTGATAATTCAATGATTTTAGCATTGAATTCATCAAACGTTATATTCCCAGCTTTCAATGCTTCATATAGATCGTTCTGCGCCGACCTTCCGGCGAACCCAAAGGCTTTCGCGACATCATTGAGAGCTACTCCCATTGTTTCCTGTAGTGTTCTCCATGCTTCTAAGTCCACAGTTCCAGTTGATAGCATTTGCACGTATTGTTCCAAACCCCGCGCGGCATCCTCTTGACTTGCTCCGCTAGCAATGAAAGCATTATTCAGCGCAAGCGTAGTTTCAACAGCACCGTCCAAGTCACCCGTCATAACAGCGATACGTTGTGTTGTTTTGGCAACACTGTCAAGTGTAGTGGGCAATCCTTGTATACCGTCTGATAACCTCTGAATCGCCTTTTCAGAATCATGGGCATCAAAACCTATTTGTTGCATAACTCTCGGAAAATTATTTAACGTATCATATCTTTCGATAGCACCATCTAAGGCACTTGAAACCATATTAATCGCTTTCGCGCCAAGAGCGACAAGACCAAGAGCGGTGACGATTTCTCTTATTCCTGTAGCCGCTCTTCTTCCAGCCTTAGTAATTCCTCCAAGACTTTTGTCGATATTAGCAACACCTTTTGCAACAATTCCATCGTCCAGAATAACATCAATGACAACCTTGCCGTCTGCCATTGTTTTCACCTGCCTTTCAAGGCAATAAAAAAGAACCCCTTTCGGCGTCCTAAAAACAATTGTAGTTATTTTTATTCGGTTAAGTTTACTGTAATGGTTTCACTGCCTTCTGTCTCTGTTGTCGGAGTGAGAACTATATCTATTGGCGTTTTGGCATCAATCAAGTCATATGTTAAATCTAAAGTCCACTCACCGCCTACAGTATTTGGAAAAAACACATCACTCGTGTTCTTATTTTCAGGATTCCATGCGTCATTAATTTCTACTAATGATGTACCACCTTGTTTTACATCAAATTGGGTAGCGACAAAAAACGTCATTTCACTTCCGTAATCATTTGCTTTGTTTCGCCAATCCAAACTAATATCAGCTAACAACGCACCATCTTTTTCATATACTTTTACTTTCTTTATTTCTACATCAAATTTACTAAAATTTAATTCCTTATTCACATCAATTGACAAATCGACAGACTTTTCTTTTCTCTTTTCTTGTTTTGGTTCATCTTCCGTTTTTTCGTTAACTTCATTATTCGTTTGAGTGCCGCATGCTCCTAACAGCAGAATGTTCAATGCGCTCATTAGTATTAAAAGATTCTTAATCAAGATTAACCACCCTAACTATGTTTTTAATTATATTAACATATTTTGGACGGATTAATCTTTTAATTTATAAATCTCTTTAAGTTCCCTAATTTTTTTTCGTTCTTTTTCGGTTCCCTTACCAGTTGGGAGTTCCATCGTTCGTATAGCAATGATTTCTTTAAATTGTGTGTCTGAACGCAATCCACTTAGCAAGGCCTTGAATTTTTCCCAGTGTAATTTGCCTTGCCACTCGAAAAGATCAATGCCATAGTCTTGATAGAATGAAGCGAATATATATTCAGCGTCATGTTTAATCGAGTAAACCTGTTCTTCTTTCTTCTGCGGCATAGGATTACCTGAAATATCGACAGGTTGGTTTTCTTCGATCTCTTTTCCAATCGTCTGTTTGAATATTTCATGAAAAATATGTTCTTTCTTGTCAATCGGATAGTCAAGCCTAACACCAAGAAGCATATATAATCCTGTTTCAATTTGTGTAATATCGTCTAATTCGTCGTCGTTGAGCATGTCAATGAGTCTAAGAACATTGTCGAAACTCAAATCTATGTGATATTCTTTGCCGTCAATTTCTACCGTTTCAGTTAGCGGATAAGCCAAATCCATGGCTCTCACCTATTTTTTCTTTTTGTTCTGGATATACTTTTGAGCTTTCTCTTTTTGAATCAGAGTAAAGCCTTTTTTATTAAGCTCCTGCTCAATACCGATCACAATTTGTTCCAGGTAATTCGTGCAAACGATCACTGAAGGAGACAGCTCATAAACCTTCTCAAAAGCGCCTTCGCCAAGTATCAAATCATACCCGCGCTTAAGCACGTCTTTCACTTGTTCCAAAGTCTCATCATCTTCTTCGTCAACATGAAGGTTTTCAAGTTCTTTTTGAATTTTTCTCCCGTTTTTTCTAAACTCGATCACAGATTCGTCCGTCACATCGAAAGAGAATTTCAGATCTCCGATTTCAACGGGGATTTCCGGTTTTTCTGTTTGAATTTTAATCGCCATTTTATCCCTCCTGTAAATAAAAAAGGGCGAATATATCGCCCGTTATGGTGTTGCAGGTGTGATCGTTGGCTTCTTATCCCAAGCAATTGCACACGAGAACGTGGCGTATTCAGTCGCTTCACCACCAGTTACAACGATTTCTGTTACCGTTGCACGACCTTCGTAAGTATCTCCGTTTGTTCGCACCTGTTTAAACATGATTTTCCTGCCTTCGCCTGTTTCAAATTCAAGACTTTTGATAAACGCCATGGCAGGGTCTTCATCATCATAAAAACCTTCGAATGTGTACGTTTTCGCCACGCTCATTACATCCGTTTCCGGCGTACCGTCGCCGTCATAGTATCCAGTGCTTTCGCTTTCTTCTTCTGAATCGTCTGTTACGGTAGATATCCATTTAGCCAAACGAAAATATTCCGGTTGTGTAGTGCCGTCAGTTGGAATAGCTCCAACATAATATTCTGTGAGTGCATTTTTTTGTCTTGCCATTTAACTCACTCCTTCGTAAATCGTTATTTTCGCAGAAATTGAAAGCTGATAAATAAAAAAACCATCCTCGTCTTGCATAACGAGAGATGGCAAAGATTGAGTCGTTATTCGTTGAAAATCGTAACTTCCATTATCGCTAGGTAAATCGGATAGATTTTCAAGTATTTGATATATCGTCGTTAGTGCATTAAAGCAGTTTAATTGATTCCTGCTTTTCGCATTAACTTGCACTTGATAATCCTTGTCTCGCACACCGTCAAAATAAACAGTTTCCTCACCGCCTGGCATAGCCATGATTGACAGGCTTTCTGATTCGCCAAGTACACCTATAACACAAGGCGCATACAGACTTAAACTGTTAATCTTTTGATTAAGCTTAATCATGAAATCCAGTTCCATTTACCTCATCGCCTTTTTCACGATTCGTTCCCACGATCCTATGTGAATCGCCTTTGCTTTTTCGTCCCATTTTGGGCCCGTCCCTGGCGTCGTAAATCTAGCTCCATAATTGTAGTACTGTCGTCTAGCGTAAGGAACGTTCCAAACGATAGACTTGTTGTCCGACGATACTGCCGATTGGTTACGCAGATCTCCTGTCAAAAACGGAGCATATCGGTTACTGTCTGCATGAACCTGATTCGCTAGCGCATATTGACCCAATTTGGTCATTTGCGACACTCGTTTTGTGATGCCTTTCAAATCTTTCTTCACATTCACTCTTACGGCCATCAGATCACTTCCAATTCGTAGTGCCTAACTTCGTTTTTGTGAGGATAAAAGCAGGGAATCACCTTTTGTAGTATCATATCCCTGTCACCAAACTGAATCCTTGATCGTTCCTTAAAATCAGGAACAGGGTCACTATGTGTGACGTCTACAAAGATCACC